GGTATTTACATCGGTGGAGCAGTCAACTCTATACTTGAGCCAAGTGCTTCAGTTTCTTATTTAGACAATAAGTATTTATTTAGTTATCAGTACCAACCATTTAGTAGAACTCACCAAATTGGAATTAGCAAAAAGTTGTTTTAATTTGCGATATTAAATAAAAAAATCAATATTTGTATTTAATTATAATAAAATGGCACAAATCGAAAAAACACAATTAGAAAGAATCCACAGTCTAAGAGTAGCTTACGCAACAGCTAAACTAAGAATTGCTGAGATTGAAATTGAAAAGCAAGGTATTTTTATTCATCTTTCAAAAGTATCAGAGAAAATTTCTGAAGAAGAAGATGCTATAAAAGCTGAGTTTGGAGATGACGCAGTTATTGATCTTAAGACTGGCGAGGTAACAAATGGTAATTCGTAAGGTATCTATTGGTGCTGACTACAAGGGTAGTGCAATGCACTACGTTGTTGGCCAGCCTGTCTTTAACGAGATGTACAGGATACATGAGATTAGAGAGAAGAATAAACGTGTATCAATCTATGTTATTCATGGTGAAGAAGGGTCGGGTGAAATTTACCTGTGGAAGACTTTTAACGAAAACATGGCCATAACTTTTGAGTTTAACTTAGACTTTGAATGAGATCACCATTTCACTTTATTGTAGAGCCAGTAGGTGGTTCTAGATACGATAACGTGAAGAGCATTGGGGGTATGGACTTCATAACTAGCTCTTCAAAAGAAGATCATAAGGCATCTAATAGGCACGCTAAAGTTCTTGCCACACCTATAGGGTATACGGGAGAAGTTATGCCTGGAGATATTGTTATTGTACACCACAATGTGTTCAAGTACTACAACGACATCCACGGTAATGAAAGAAGCGGTAGGTCACACCTATTTGATAGCATCTTCTTGATTGACGATGATCAGTTCTTTCTTTACAAAAGAGAAAACGAGTGGAAAGCTCATTCTAGGTATTGCTTTGTTTTACCAGAGAAAAGAATGGATAACTACATTCTTTCCAAGATAGGAAACGAAGAATACCTTAGAGGAACTCTTATATATCCTAATCAGGACCTTATAGACAAGGGATTGAACAGTGGTGATAAGGTCGCATTTACTCCAGAGAGTGAGTATGAGTTTGAGATAGACGGTATTGTACTTTACAGAATGTATTCTAAAAATGTTTGCCTAGAGTTAAATGGAATTAAATGAAACAAAAAGAAAGATTATCAGTGCTGGCCGAAAGGCTGTAATGCACTTGATAGAAGTTGCTGAGGAGAGAATTATCTCTGGAGGCGAGGAAGATCTTTCTGCCGACAAGCTTAAGAACGCTGCTGCAACTAAGAAGCTTGCAATATTTGATGCTTTTGAAATACTTGATAGGATTGAGGCAGAGGAAGAGCTGCTAAATAAAACAGACGAGGATGAAACTGGAAAAGGCGGATTTGCTGAACGGAGAGCAAAGAGACACGGGTAAACCGCTGTATACTATAATTGATGTTATACCTGAAAAGGATAGAATCAAAGGTAATACCAAAAAGATATACCAATACGGGTATAATTCTGAGTATGACCTTGTGGTTATATCTAAGGACGGAACCATTGGTGAGATATATCAGATCAATGGTCTTAAGATAGCATTACCAGCTCAACCTAAAGATATTTACAGCAGGTCTGATAGAAAAGAAGATCAGTACTGGAAACGGTTTGATTTCTCGCCAGAGATGGCTAAAGTAAAGTCAATATTCCAGTGGAACCACCTTCCTGTACGTACAAGAAATAATTGGATAAGCTATATTGACCAGGAGTTTGACAGGAGAGACAATGGTTTCTGGTTTAAGAATAATGGTATCTCTACCTACATTACTGGTGGTCACTACATGTACTTACAGTGGTCTAACATTGACGTTGGGTTCCCAGACTTCAGAGAGGCTAATAGAATACTATACATATACTGGGAAGCTTGTAAGGCTGATAATAGATCATTTGGAATGGTATACCTAAAGATCAGACGATCTGGTTTTTCTTACATGGCGGATGGAGAGATTGTAAACATTGGCACAAACATTCACAACGGGCGTATAGGTATATTGTCAAAGACTGGCCCTGACGCAAAAACAATGTTTACGGATAAAGTTGTTCCTACGTTTAGGAACTATCCATTTTTTTTCAAGCCTATTCAGGACGGTATGGACAATCCAAGAACTGAACTGGCATTTAGAATACCATCGTCTAAGATTACCTCAAAGAACTTTAAGACGATGCATAATGATGAGGAGAAAGAGGAAGGTCTTAACACTACCATTGACTGGAAGAATACCGCAGACAACAGCTACGATGGTGAGAAGTTGCAATTGCTAGTACATGATGAAAGTGGTAAGTGGTCACAACCAAATAATATTCTGAATAACTGGCGTGTAACAAAAACATGTTTGCGTCTTGGTAGAAAGATTATTGGAAAGTGTATGATGGGATCTACATCAAACGCACTTGACAAGGGTGGTGAAAACTTTAAAAGATTGTATGAGGATTCAAGACCAAATAAGAGATCTGATAACGATCAAACTAAATCTGGTCTCTATGCCTTGTTTATACCCATGGAGTGGAACATGGAAGGATTTATTGATAAGTACGGAATGCCAGTATTTAGAAAGCCTGAAACTCCTGTGATAGGTGTAGATGGTGAGCTTATAAACATTGGTGCTATAGACTATTGGGAGAACGAAGTAAAGTCTCTTAAAAGCGATCCTGATGCCCTTAACGAATTTTATCGTCAGTATCCTAGAACAGAGTCCCACGCATTTAGAGATGAGAGTAAGCAGTCAATATTTAACCTTACCAAGATATACACTCAGATTGACTTTAACGACAGCCTTATAGCTGGTAGTTTTACTACTAAAGGGTTTTTCAGTTGGAGAGATGGTAAGAAGGACAGTGAGGTTGTGTGGACCCCAGATCCTAGAGGTAGGTTTAATATATCCTGGGTTCCTCCACGTGGGTTACAGAATAGGGTTGAGAGAAAGGGTGATTTATTTTATCCAATGAATGAGCACATAGGGGCGTTTGGTTGTGACTCCTACGATATTTCTGGTACCGTGGATGGTTTTGGATCTAACGGTGCGCTTCATGGATTGACTAAGTTTAATATGGAGGACGCTCCAAGCAATGAGTTCTTTTTAGAGTACGTAGCAAGACCTCAGACAGCAGAGATATTTTTCGAGGAGGTATTGATGGCATGCTTCTTTTATGGAATGCCAGTTTTGGCAGAAAATAACAAGCCAAGATTGTTGTATCATTTTAAGAATAGAGGATACAGACACTTCTGTTTGAATAGACCAGACAAACCATTGTTTAAACTTTCATTAACAGAGAGAGAACTTGGTGGTATACCTAACTCAAGTGAAGACGTAAGACAGGCACACGCATCGGCTATTGAGACATACATTGAAAAAAATGTTGGTCTTGATGTTGAAGCTACGTACAGAGATCCTTCAGAGATGGGGTCAATGTACTTTAACAGAACTTTAAATGATTGGGCTAAGTTTGATATTAGTAATAGAACAAAGTATGACGCCTCTATTAGTTCTGGACTAGCTATTATGGCTAATCAGAAGCACATGTATCAGCCTGAAAGAAAAGAGTCAAAAATAAGCATTAAATTTGCAAGATATAAAAACAATGGGACAACCAGTCAAATAATTAGCTAATGCGGAAAGAGTCAAATATAGATATATCTCCAATCCAGTTCCCAAGCCAGCTTGCAACAGATGCAGAGAAAGCGAGTTTGGAGTTTGGATTGAGAGTTGGCCAGGCCATACAATACGAATGGTTTCGCAGGGACAGTGGATCTGCAAGGTACTACAACCAATGGAAAGACTTTAACCGTCTTAGGTTGTACGCTCGTGGAGAGCAGCCTATTCAGAAGTACAAGAATGAACTAGCTATTGACGGAGACCTTTCTTACTTAAACATTGACTGGACTCCAGTTCCAATTATTCCTAAGTTTGTAGACATCGTTGTTAACGGTATGTCTGACAGACTGTTTACTATTAAAGCATACGCTCAGGACGCTCTATCAGCTGATAAAAGAAATCAATATCAGGA